GTGCGATCTGGTACATCTGAATGTTTTCAGACGCAGTATTCGGAAACTTGAGGCCATTGATCGCTGTACCGGTCACACCCGACTGACGCCTGAAGACCTTGCCGGGGAATATGTCAAAGTTCTGGCCGGGTACGAGACTTGCCTCATCCACGTCAAACACGAGGTTTCCAGCAAGGGCCAAGTTGTCGATTGCCATACGCACGTGCCCATTCATGAGCAACTGTGCATCCTCCATGTTCTCAGCGACACCAACACCCCAGATTTGGTATGGGTTAGTCTCGTAAGGTACTGCGGAGTAGGGAATCCGGGCAGGTGTGAAGGGGTTAAGTACGCAACGCAGTACTTCATTACCACACACCCATGCGTTAATCTGGACTTGATCCAACTCAGAGACAGAATCTGGTAGGTCAAGACCCACTTCACCCGCAAACTTAGCGTCGAGAACTCCCCAGTATTCGAGAACCTCGAAACGATTCTCTTGGTAGTACGGTTCTGTATCATCCTCACGGATGGTGTCTTCGTAGTACTTGTCTTCGTAGTTAGGGCCTTTAACGAGTACGTTTTCGATAGCACTCGCATTGAAGAAAGGACGGTTAGCCAGAGAACGTATCTGCTGACGGTTCATCCGGTGACGCTCGATTACGTACTCACAGTCTTCGAGGCTTGTTGCTGAGGGATCAGGGTGAAAGTCCCACACTGAAACCATCTCGAGACGCGGCACAATTTTTTCGTAAGGATCGTAATAACGCTCCCCGGTTTGCTCATCCCGTGTCCACTGGTTAACACGCTTGTAGAAGTTGAACGGTCCTTTGACAATTCCAGTACCTAACAAGCACTGCTCAAAGACTGCGTTCCTCATCACATTCACAGCACCCGTGTCGAGTAACTGATCCTGCATATGCTTTTCGAGGATACGAGCGGCTTCAGCGGCAGGCTCAACCTGTGGCTCTCCCATCTTAGCAGGGCCCGGTTCAACACCAGTACCTTCGTACTTACCGAGAGAAACAGCCTCTGTAGCACCCGGAGGTAGTTCTTTCCCGTCTCCCGGAAATCCGAAAGGACTTACGGGCCCTTGGATCTGATCGAGAGGGGTAGACAGATGGGCAAACTCCGCAATCCCTTCAGGAACCGGAGTCGACTCAACGATGATAGGAAACTTCTTGTTTGCGAACAGAATGTCGATGATCTGCCCATAAGCCGCGAGGACCTTAGTCTTCGTGATCTTAATAAAGACTTTCGACCGTTCTGAGTCACGATACTGCGTGGTACTATCATAAATACCACGGAAGTTCTTATACGCTTGAAGCCAACGCTGTTCAAAAGTACGCCGTCCGTTTTCCGCATCCTCGAACTTGTTTTGGATGTGGCCGGCAAGACCGCGCATACTTTCGTCTGCGTCAACTACCGGGACTTGACTGTCTTCTGGTGGCTGGAGAAAGCCCTCTGCCATAGCTTAGTACCTACGGGTTATTAAGTGTATTAAAGAGCAGACTGCTTATCAGAGCTCAAGATAGACTGGTCAAGAGATTCTTTCTTAGTCTTTGGCATAGCTTCGATCAGAGAATCTGTCTTTGCTACTGTGTCGAAGTCTTTACCTTCACGATAGAGGTCGTTTTCTCCGCAGTTATAGTCGATGCCTTTCTTATCTGACATCATGATGTCGGCTGGTCCGTATTTCATTGTATATTCTCCTGATTATTAGGATAAGTGACTTCAATGTCGGGTTTAATTAACGCCCCCATCTGGTCATCAACTGAACCGGGGGTTTCTGGTGGTCTATTCGCCATAGCGGCGTCGTATTCTGCGATGCGGGCTTTTTGCTCGCTGATAACTTGTTCCCGCCTATCCATCTGAGCAACCTCGGATTGACGTGTAGCAGGGGTATCAAGAATAGGGCTCATTTCTGTAGGTGCCCGCGCTTGTTCTGACTGAACTGCCATACCGGCCCCGAGCATCTTGGTTGTTTCAAAAATATCGTAGAGAGTCTTGCCTATACCCGCGGCTACCTGAGCTGTTTCTCCGGCACCTTCTTCAGCGGCGAGGGCTTTTCCTTCTTGGTAAGACAATCCCGTGAGAGCACCCATAATACCGAGCTTGCCCGTTGTCTTCGCCGTACCTGCTAGCTGAGCGGCACGTGCTTTCAAGCGATCTTTAAGATCTTGCCGTGCTTCCTCGCCCTTAACCTCAATCTTCGGCACTTCGGGCTTGGCAGGGTCTGGCGTGGTGCTTGTTTCTGCGTTATAAATCTCTTCGTAGTCAGCGTCCGTTACAACCTCAATATCAGGCGTAACTGAGTCGACTTGAGTCCGAAACTCTGGGCTCAACGCTCGAGAAGGCCCCTGAGACGAATCTAGAAGCTGTACAGGCGGTCCTTTTTGGTCTGGTGGTGGTAGGATATACCCACCCTGCTCTGCGGCCGTTAGATCGGTCGGTACGAAGTTCTGGCCTAGAGGTGCTCCGTACATCGGAGTTCCTTGATACACAGGACTTCTGAATAGTACCTCTGCCTGACCCACGTAAAAGTCACTCAAGCGATCCTGAGCAGTAATGTACTGCGTGTCGTACATGCCAAAAGCGAGACGACGATAGTCTCCTTCTCGTCCCCCGCCTGTCTCTGTAACACCACGACCTTTTAGCTGGGCGGCAACTGTGATAGGTGTACCGATGAGCTTGTGAGTTGTTGCGTTCATACGTCTGGCATCGTAAGATGACTGGAAAGTGTCGCCTTGAACAGCAGTACCATCGGGTTTTACGTACTCGATGATGCCGGGGACCTTGATTTTCTTTAAAACATTGGTAATATCTTGCGAAGTTACCGGTTTAGGTCCTTCTGGCGTGTCTTTCATGAAGAGAGTACGTCCGAGGATGATTTGATCTGCCCGGAGTAAAAAATTACCCTTTAATTCTGGGTATTTCGCTTCTAAGGCGGCATTTTGAGCCTGTTGAGCTCCTAGTATTGCTAGAGCGTGATCTGAAAGAGGGGCGTCAACTAGAGTTTTTGTTTTTGGAATGTATCCTGTCATAAATGGACGCCCTGTAGAGGCTCCATAAATGTCAGCGAGCCATGTCCGACTCGTAGCTCGTGCCTGCTCGACTAATTCAACAGAAGAGCGGGGCTGGTATATGTTTGAATCTGTGAGGTTAAGAACCTCGCTAGGACGCATACCTGTCTGAAGGTTGAATAGGAACGCACGAATCATCGGGCCGTCTTCAGGGTTGTTCTTAACGTGTTCTGCGGCCGCTAAGTAGAAATCCCCCATCTTGAGGGGGTTGAAGCGATAGTCAAACTTGGTTTCAGCAACTTTGGTTTCTTTTGCGGCACCTACTGCTGTAGATTCTACACGTTTCTCGAAACTTCCCCGTAAGTTCTTGATTGCGGGTACGGAGTCTCGAGTCTTCTTATCGAGTCGGTTTAGCTGTCGTTCGACGTTCTCGTATATGGCACCAAACTTTGCGTTGATGTTCGCGAGTGTTGTCTTTGCGGCAGTTTTGTTTGCTTCTTGAAGCGGAGACTCTGGACCGTCCCAGAACTCTTCAGAGATTACGTCAATTACAGGACGGTTTAGGTATTGAGCAACAGACGGAATGTTCTTAAACTCACTACCCCAGTTAGTTAGCGGGCGTCCTTGTTCCTTTCCCTCAACCATGTAGAGGTTGATGAACTCCTCGAGAGTCATCGAGGTAGGATCAAATTCCCGCTTTATCTGTACATTAGGCTTTGCCATTTAGTATCCGAAAGTTGCATCCTGTGGCCGGAACGTGCTATTCTTAATTTCATTCAGGGTTTTGTGGATTGAGACGTAACCAGATGTCCGAGTCATCAACATATAACGCAAGGCGTCATAGGCGTGATCTTCGGCTTTTGTGTCGACGTCTTCTGAATTTGTTTTAGATAGCGGGATTCCAGCGAGTTGTTTTATTATATTTGTACACGTGTTGAAAAACTTTACGGTAGGCTCTCCGGTGAACTCGTTGTCACCTAGCCTACGATGGATTTCCATCTTTCCTGATATTCTGTTACGATCTGAGGGTGTCCAACGACATCCCATGCGGATCATAGTTTCAGCGATTGAAGGCCCGTAGCCTGTACGGTTCCAGCACGAGGAATCGAGAACAGCGTAGTGTGGAGCAGGATCGTACTCCTCCATTTCTAATATTTTAGCGGCAAGTTGCTCTGCTGTAAAGTGTTTTACGTAAAGTTCTCGATAGACCCATATGTTGTTGTCCCAATCGATTGCACCCCAGAGTACGCACGAAGGGCTCGCATAACCATAGTCGGCCGCTCTGATTCGGGGCCAGTTGGTTGGTAAGTCGTAAGGATCGACGCAGTGCTTGAGCTTGTTAAACTCTGGGAATGCACAACCTTCTGCAACATCCCAGTCTCCCTCGAGTAGACGCTTTCGCTCCACTTCTGGGAGAGAGAGGAGCATGGCTTCGTACTGTCCGTCCCGCATAAGGTACGGGTTGTCAGTAAGTCTGGCTGGGATGAACTTTCGCCAGTACAACGGCTTGCCTGCCTTTTCATGTCCATCCGGGTATACGTATGGCTTTCCCGATTCCATGTCGGATGGAACGAAGGGCTTACCGGGTTCTCCTTGGTCGATGTACATTTTCTTGACCCACCAGCCGCCAACGCCGCCGGGGTTAGCTGTACATCGCATTGAGAGGTTTTGGGACAACTCCTCGTCGGTACTCCGTAGACGGGACCGTAGGTATTCCCATACATAGGGTGTGGGATACTGAGTGACTTCATCGATTGCTATCCAATTAAATGCCTGTCCTTGGTATCGAGTGACGTCTTTGTCTTTGTCGAGATACGAGAACCATATGGTCGCTCCAGAGGGGAAGACCCACGTCGACT